CCCAGGTCAGTCAAATGTGCTGGCATCATATCTAATTGGGCTTTATTAACGTTTGTTTCTAATAGACTTGCAAAGGTAGATACTTGATCAATGCCTTGCATTGTAATATCAACTTCTGACACTGCATGTGTTTGTGCATGTTTAATAATTGACCACGCAATAATATTGTAGCGTGTGCCTTCTGGTCCTGTTGTACTTCTAATTTGATTTAATTTAATTGGATAAAAGAAAGTACCTGGATATCTAACACTACCTCCAGTTTTTTCATCTCTGCCAACAAATTCTAATCTTAAAATATATTGCTGTTCGTGTAAGTTTCCAGGCTGTCCTAGCTTTAATCCTGCTTTAAGAATCTGATCTAGTAAAGTAAAACCTAATGTTTCAAATAGATCAAATTGTATAATGCCTGGTGTAGTATTACCGTGTGCTTGTCCTGGTGTAACTATTGCTACCATTGCAAAGTTATCTAATGTAAATTGAGTAGTAACACCCTGTTGTGCAACAACTATTGCTTTACCTGAATTAATTGCAGAACTATCATTACCATGTAATAGTGATGGCGTATTCCATACGTCAGTATCAACTATGTATAATGTCCACAGATATTGCGGAGTATCTACTAGACTCATCCAATTATCCTTTGCTACGTTTTGAAGAGTAGTAGTAACTTTATTTAATGCTCCCCCAGATTCATCAAACTCTGCTTCAGATGGTGTTTGTGGCCCTTGGCCAAGGTTATTTTGGTTTGCATCATTGTTAAATTGACCTTCATCAAAATCAGTTGGAAGTGTAGATAAATTTAGACCATTTGTTGCAATACTGCCATTAGCCATTCCAATACCCGTTTCAAAATGTTGATCTGTAAACACATTTCCTTTACTGCCTTCGTGTTCTGTCATTGACTTCATTAGCTTCTTTGTAAAGGCAGGGTTATCTCGTAAATTTGGTATGGTTGCATTTTTGTCTATGCCTAAGTCTCTTGCCACTTTGTCTGCATATGCTTCTGTATTATTTTCGCTACTTGGTGCATGCCTGCTGATAAGACTAGCTATAGTGTTATTGTCATACTTCTCTTGATTTTTAAATAGGTTCAATGCATTTGCTCTAACACCATACGTTGGATGTGAGAATGTAGTGAAGCCTCCGTTTGATCCTGTTTTACCTACCCAAGCACCCGCAGGCCCATTAACGGTCCTGAGGTTTAGTGGATTAAAATTTCTACTGTTTATATTGACACTTGACATGTTATGCGAACCTTGTTGGGACTTGGATAACAACGCCTTCATTAAAATCTAATATTGGGTCTGCTAATTTTGTTTGGTTAAACAATGCAAATACCCACCATAGTTTTGAATTACCATATAGCTCGTGTGCTAATAGGTCTGGCTTGTTGGCATGTCTTAATTCTATTGTAACTGAACGTGTGGTTGTATTTACTACATCAATATTATCAATCGCTAGTACATCTAGGAATTGGTTATTAATAATTGGTGTGTTTCTATATATGCTATCTGTTCTATATGACATTAAATAAATCCTCCAGGGTTGCCACCTTTGAGTGCAGAACCGTCTGCAAACGTTTGTATGTTAAAGTCATTCTTAACACTTCTAGGTGGAAGTTGTGGTACTAGTTCTAATGATACTAATAGTAACGCCGGTATGCTAACTGTTTCGTCTTGTACTAACACATCTACGTAGTCAGTATCCTCTGGTAGTGTGTAGTTAAAACTTCTAACAACACACGGAACGTTTGAAGCGTGTAGCATGCCATACGCATTAAATCTTAATACGGGTGGCGGAGTACCAGCTGTAGACATTCTCGAAGCACCAAAGTCGCTCTTAGTACAACTTTTAAAAAAGTGTAAAGCAGCGGCTGTGTATTGTGCTTCTGCTACTGTGTTGGCTGAGAACATAGCAGTAATTGATATATTTGGATTTGGAGTGTTCATGTAATAATTTTGTTGATATATAGATCCAGCAACATCGTATGTACCATATGATGTTTGATGTGAAAATTGAATAGTAGGAGTATATGGAAACTCTACACCATGTATGTTTGCCAATGGAGAAAGTATGCCATCTAACGTAAACGGCTTACCATGTTGTTTTAATACTAAACTTACTTTCTTTTCTACGCCTGCCATTATCGTAACCTATCCTGAATAAAGCCAAATACCTTTGGATCATCTTTTCCAAAAAACTGTATAAATGCTTTCTTCTTGTCGTCTTCTTCACCATCGCCTGACATAATCTCTCTAAAAGAACTTGCACTCATTCCACCCTGCATTAATGGTGCTACGTAAACGTAACCTCTGTCATTTGCAGTTGGTACTAGTTCTTCCATATCATTTGGCAGTTTGTGTAAGAAACCTGTGCCTGTGGCAAGCCTGTTAGCGTCTTTTTCACCATACACCAAAATAGTTGCTGTAGTTGCAGGATCTCTTCCTATAACTGCAAGGTCTGGTCTGTATGGATTAGCATTAACAATCTTCTCGCCTGGTATGTTAAACATCTTACTCATGATAGATGCTTTCTCGTCAAATGTAAATGGGTCGCTACTAAAGTCGTTCTTACCATGTGCTTTTATGGCTTTCTGACTAAATGTTGTAGCTATAAATACATTGTCAGCACCAAACTTATTACACAGATGCTTGTAAACATCTGAATGTCCTTGGTGCATTGGTTGAAAGCGACCGCCGTAAAATACAGCTATATTAGCGACACTTTCTTTTAATATTTGTTCAATTAGCATGATACTACTCTCCGTTCGTAGTATTTATCCTTTTTATAAAACCGGTTGACAAAGCCTACTAAGGCCGTGTATAATAGCTGTAACAGGAGAATATTATAATGACGGCACCAAAGAGAACATTCTACTTAACCAATAAAGATATGTTAAGAGAGATACATAATAGCAAGATGTCCTATTGTTGGACAAGAGACGACAACTATACTCATTACGATATTATTGTTGAGAGCTTAGACGAAATCACTTCAGAGATCAAAGAAGAAGCAAAGAAGAACCGAGCAACAAGATTACAAAAAATGGCTCATGAAGTAGAAGTTAAGCGTTGGGAAAAAGGGTTAACAGGTAAAAAGACTAAGCCAAGAGCTGCAGACTTTGCTGTTGACACTGCAACTATTAACGATAATGAAATTGTTATGCGAGTTATGACATTTAAGCACATACCAGAAGAAGCTAGAAAAAACAAACCAAAGACTGTTGCAGACTTACATTCTAAATGTAACTTCCCACCATTTAAGCACTACGCTATGATTGAAGGTACATTAGAAGAAGTAGCACGTTCACATTGGAACGGTGGTAGAGACAATGGACACTTTAGCGTGGACCATGGAAAGACTAACGACAACTTAGCTCGTATGTATCTTAAACTTTGTGAGAGATATAGTATGCGTGGTAACTGGCGTGGATATACATATGTTGATGAAATGCGTGGACAAGCACTATTGCAACTTTCACAAATTGGTTTGCAGTTTAATGAACTTAAATCTCAAAACCCATTTGCATATTACACAGCCGCTATTAACAATAGTTTTACTCGTGTATTAAACTTAGAAAAGCGTAGCCAGAATATTAGAGATGACATCCTTGAAGAAGCAGGATTGAACCCTAGTAATACTAGAACGTTTAACGCTGAGTGGAAAGCACACGAAGCACGTGAAGAAGCACTTAAAGCAAAAAGCCCTACACTGAAAGTAACAACGTACAAAGTACCTGATGCTGAAACAGATGTAGAAGACACAGATACCCAACCAACTGGAGAATAAATGTTTTTTGATAAAGCGGTAATATTTACTGATATACACTTCGGCATGAAGAATAACAGTAGACATCATAATCAGGATTGTGAAGACTTCATTACTTGGATGATAGACGAAGCACATAAGCGAGGCATTAAAAAATGTTTCTTCTTAGGCGACTGGCATCATAACAGAGCAAGTATTAACGTTAGTACATTAAATTATACTACAAGTAATTTACGTAAGCTCAATGATAGCTTTGATGAAGTTATTATGATTACAGGTAATCATGATTTGTATTATAGAGAGAAACGTGAGATACATAGTTTGTCTATGATTCAAGACTTTCCTAAAATCAGAATGATCAATGAAAGTATGTTTATCGAAGATGGCATTGCGTTTATTCCTTGGTTGTGTGATGATGAGTGGAAGAAGCTAAAAGAAATTGATTGTAAGTATATGTTTGGTCATTTTGAATTACCAAGCTTCTACATGAACGCACTTGTACAAATGCCCGACCACGGTGGACTTAAAGCAGAAGATCTTTCTCGACCTGAGAAAGTATTCAGTGGACACTTCCATAAACGTCAAGTAAAAGGTAATGTAATTTATCCTGGTAACTGCTTCCCTCACAACTATGCTGATGCATGGGATGATGATAGGGGCTGTACGTTCTTAGATTGGGATGGCACAATTGAATACCTTGCTTGGCCAGAGGCTCCAAAATATAGAACACTAACGCTTAGTAAACTTATTGATAATCCAGACAAGTATCTTTCTAACAAAACGTATGCACGTGTTAGCTTAGACGTTGGCATTACATATGAAGAAGCAAACTTTATTAAAGAAACATTTGCTAAACAATATGATTTGCGTGAGATTGCTCTTATGCCAAGTAAGAAAGAAGAACACACGCAAGACTGGAACAAAGGTATTGATATACAAGTTGAAAACGTAGATACAATTGTATTAACGCAACTTGATTCAGTACAAAGCGATACTATTAAGAAAGAAATTTTAGTAGACATTTATACAGGACTGACAACTTAAACATGCTGAAAATTAAAAATATCACTGTAAAGAACTTTATGAGTGTGGGTAACGTCACACAGGCTATCCACTTTGATGTACACGGACTAACACTTGTGTTAGGTAACAACATTGACTTAGGTGGAGATGGTTCACGTAACGGTACAGGCAAAACAACCATCATTAATGCACTAAGTTATGCATTGTATGGTAATGCATTGTACAATATTAAAAAGGATAACTTAGTTAACAAGACTAATAATAAGAACATGTTAGTCACTGTTGACTTTGATAAAGACGGTATTAGTTATCGTATTGAACGTGGACGCAAGCAAAACATATTCAAGTTACTTGTTAACAATGTTGATAGTAACGAAGGTGTAACTGATGAGATGCAAGGCGAAGGCAGGCAGAGTCAAAAGGTTATTGAGGATGTGCTTGGTATGAGTCATACAATGTTTAAACACATTGTTGCATTAAATACGTACACAGAACCTTTCCTAAGTATGCGAGCTAATGATCAGCGTGAAATGATTGAACAGCTACTAGGTATTACAAAGCTAAGTCAGAAAGCTGATATACTTAAAGAGCTTCTCAAAGGTACAAAGGATAGAGTAACAGAAGAATCATATCGTATCAAAGGCGCACAAGAAGCCAATGATCGTATTGGTTCTACTATCAAGGACTTGGAGCGTAGACAAACACATTGGTCCAATAAACAAGAAGATAAGCTAAACGAATACGCTAGTGAGATTAATGCATTAGAACATATTGACATTGAAGCAGAGTTATTAGCACACGGCGAGTTTGCATTGTTTAATGAAAAGCGAACACAAATAGATACATTAAATGCAGAAATTGCTAAACTTACAAGTAGTTTAGGACGTGAACAAAGACGCTTAGACAAAGCACAAGAAGACCTAGATACTACATTAGAACAAAAATGTTATGCATGTGGACAAGAACTACATGACGAAGCACATGAAAAAATTATTAAAAGTAAAACAGAAGCAGTAGCAGAAAGTCAAGTTCACATTGACAAAGACAATGCTACTATTGAAGAATACAAAATTGCACTTAATGAAGTAGGCGTGTTGGGCGATGCACCACGTATTGAATATAATAGCTTAAAAGAAGCATATGAACATCAAAATAAGATTGCATCTAATAAGCGTTTACTAGAAACAACTAGCGAAGAAACAGATCCATATGTAGACCAAATTGTTTCATTAAATGAAACTGGCATGCAAGAGATAAGTTGGCTGGAGGTAAATAGACTTGAGGAACTAAAAGAACATCAAGACTTTTTGTTAAAACTGTTAACTAACAAAGATAGTTTTATACGTAAGAAAATTATTGAACAGAATCTACAGTTCCTAAACACACGTCTAGAATATTATATTACACGCTTAGGCTTACCACATGAGGTACAGTTCCAAAGCGATCTTACTATAACTATTACACAACTAGGACAGGATTTAGACTTTGACAATTTAAGTAGAGGTGAACGTAACAGATTGATACTTGGCCTTAGTTGGAGTTTTAGAGATGTTTTTGAAAGCATGAATCACCCTATTAACTTAGTTTGCATTGATGAACTAGTTGACAGTGGAATGGATACTGTAGGTGTGGAAAGTGCATTAGGAGTTCTTAAGAAAATGGAACGTGATAGGCATAAGAATATTTTACTTATATCTCATCGTGATGAATTAGTAGGCCGTGTTAACAGCGTATTGCAAGTTACAAAAGAAAACGGCTTCACTACATTTAATACTGAGATAGAAGTAATTGATGCATAACCTGGACAACGACCAGAGAGAATTAAAATTGGAAGATTATAATAATCCAGAGTATGTATTAATGCATGCTCCAAATACAATAGATCAAGTAACTATAGGAATAGATACATTAGACAGAATTAAAAGATTAATAAATGAGTGGTACAAAGAAGAAAAGTAATGTCCCATGGACATACAATAATAAAGTAGTCACAGAGATTCCAGAAGGCGTTGAAGGATTTGTATACTTAATTACAAATACTACTAACGACCGCAAGTACATAGGTAAGAAGTTAGCAAGGTTTAAAACAACTAAACCACCGCTTAAAGGAAGAAAGAATAAAAGACGAGGCACTAAAGAAAGTGATTGGGAAACCTATTGGGGTTCTTCAGATCATTTGAATGCTGACATCTTAACACTAGGTGAAAACAAGTTCACTAGACAAATTTTACACTACTGTCCTAGCCGAGGAGTATTAAGTTACTTAGAAGCAAAGGAACAGTTCGACCGTAGAGTATTAGAATCCGATGAATACTACAACGGCATTATTAACGTAAGAGTAGGTAGCTCACGCATTTTGACAGAACATCTTAAGAATGGTTGACAACACAGTACTCTTCTGTTATAGTAAAAACAAGAAATAAGGTTTTGACCTTGTTTGAAGCTGATTATTAAAACAATGTATAATTAGTGTATATAACAACTCCCTCGGGACCGTATGTTACCCAGACACAAAGTCACGCAAATACCGGCACAACAACTTAAAACATTATAGGCTAACATAGGCACTGAGGCTCAGTTTGGTCGAGACAGCTCGACTCACCTTGAGGTTACATTTAACGTGTGGCTGGATACTGGTGTGCCAACAACGTCAATACACTGATTTGACAAATCAAAATGATCAAGCTCTACGAACGCTCGTAACTTGAGGATAGTCCGGAAGTCGATACTATGGCAAAGGATGTTTCTGCGTTAATAAAGCAGTATGTAATAAGGGTACAGCATAACCGCCCTTCCTAGGTGTTAAACTAGGTTTACTATAGTACTTGTGGGTGGACTTCTATGTGAAGTTTTTTTTACACTTGGCCCTATACAGGCTAAGTGTGAATAAAATATCTTGTGAAGTAACCATTATATAAATAACATAGAGTAAGATATAAAAAAATTGTTTATGTCTAATACAGTTAAACACTTTAACTTAGCGTAAGCAATAAACAGTGAACATAGCGTTAGCTATGTGATACTGATGATGTCGTAAGACATCAATAACAATAACATACAGTAGATAACAATATAAATGACATATTCCGACTTTATTACCAAGTTCTTAGAATGGAGTGAAACTTCCATAGAATCTAAGCAGGACTCTGGCTTTCCAGTTTGTCCATATGCACGTAAAGCAAGACTCCAACAAAAAATACAATTCATTGATGCTCGTGAAGACTTAACGCAACTTAATACGTTTGACCGAGATACATTTGAAATTGGTATTGCGTGGTTGGGTGATATAGATAATATAGACCCTGTAGAAAAATTCTGCGAAGAAGCTATGCTTGCTAATCCTGATCTATTATACTTTACTAGTACACGTAGTAGTGGACACTTTGTAAAGAACTTTACTGACTGTGTGTTTATTCAATTAAAGGGTGATATACTTACAAAACGTAAGCATCTAAAAACAACAGGCTATTATAGCGATTGGCCTGCGGACTACTATAAAGCAATTACCGGCGAGCAGCTCTAGCATTGTTTTTGTTGATTTCTTCAACTCTGTGATTCATTCTCTCAATTAACAATTTAATACTGTCAACTGGCATACCCATGATGTCTTTGTAACCAATCGTACCTTCACTACGTATAACTATATCTAAATAATTACTTTCAGCAGTTTCCATGTCTTTTTGATAACGTTCTACTATTCTAAGTATTTCTTCGGGTTGACGAGAAGATATCAACCCTCGAAAAAATTTGCAATGTCTAAATCAACAGCAGTTTTCCACGTGTGAGCACAGTCCTGACAAGATGCATTAAACTTAGTTTCTAATCCGCTTTCACTTAGTTTTTCTATCTTGTCTTTAATAACATCATAGTCTTGTCTAGTTATAGACTGCAACCATTCACCTATTAGTTCCTTGTCTGTTATTTGATCTGTATCTTTAGCCTGTACACTTACAATACTATTAGTAATTAGTTTTACAGTTAACTCAGCAATTTCTACAAACGTTTTTCCGAACAATTCTTGCCTTCCAGCGTCATCTAGTTTCTCGTCTGCTAGTCCTTGAATCATCTTATTTTGTTTAATTTGCTGTATCTGTAATACAGTTCTATCACGTAGCGTGTATGGTAAACAGTCTATCTTGAATCCATTTGCTAACGTAACATGTGTTGTTTCTTTGCTTGTATCCATGTTAGATAACATAATAGATGCATCAATAGTTAACTGATTATCAAAATTACACTCTGGGCATTTGATGTCTACATCAATATTTTTTCCATAACTTGCTTGTCTAATGCCGACTAAAATTACAAGTAAATCGCCAACTGGCATAGACTCTGGGTCTGTAATGTCAGGGCAACAACTTTGAATTAAACTTACTGTGGCTTCTCCGTTAAACAAAGCGTCTGGGTTCTTAGAAATGAGTTCGTCCCTTGCTGTCATTGCGTAAACTGCTAGTTCATTGTCTATACTGAGTTTTGGTTTAGTTTTGTAAAACTTACCGCCACTTGGCAAAGCAATATATAACGCTGGTTTACGATATGCCTCAATTAATGGGTTTGTCATTTGTGTTTTTTCTCCTATTATATACATATATTATGAATAGCATAAATACTGTATAATACAATAGTATTTATCATAGTTAAAACATCGGTTAATTTACAATGGCAGCAGACATGCAACAATATTTTGCAACACTCTTAAAACAGTATCCTTGGGCTACTGAGGATACACTAGATCAGGTTAACGCTAACCTAACTGGTGTTCGTATTACTATAGGCCAGATATCCGCAGTTTTAGCTGGTGGTGATGCTATAGCACGAGCAAAAATTGCAACACGTAGAGCAGACTCAGCATCAAAGAAAGCTAGTTTGTCTGAAAACGCAGTAGCAGAAGCAGGTAAAATTTCTAATAGTGCAATAAAATCAATCACAAGTGGATCAAGTCCTGCAAACGCTATTGCAGACATGTCACACGAAGTAGCTAAGTTACTTTATAATGCTGGTGTTGGTATAGGAAACTTAACAGGACCGGTTAGAGGTAAAGCCGCTGCGGTAGCTACTGTAGTTGGTAAAGGCAGTAAAATGCTATTGTACGGAGCTGTGGCTGCAACAGGCGTAGGAACTGTGTACGCAAAGTTACTAAGCGAACAAGAAAAGTATTCAAGAGCATTAATTGAATTTGGTAGTATTGCAGGCGACATTGATATGTATACTACATTACGAGCAAGCATTAGAAGTCTTGGAATGGGCTTTAAAGAATTTGCAGAAATAGGTGATGCAGCAAAACCATTTTTGGTGTCAGCTGGTGGTGATGTATTAAAAGGTCAATATAAACTTGCAGAATTTATAAACTCAATAGATAAACACAAACTGTTTAACGACTACGGAATGTCAGTACAAGATCAAGCTAGAGCTATTACACAAGAAACTGAAGCACTATACCAGTTAGGCCAAATAGAAGAAGTTAATGCAATGACACAAAAAAGAGTTATGAAAAGTTTTGAAAGTGCAAACCAACTTGCACTGTTTACAGGTAATTCACTTGGTATGCAACGAATGGAAGCATTAAAGTTAAGAGAAGCAGCACGTACAAATGAAGACTTTACAGGTGCTATTATACAGAATGCAGATTATATAGCAAAAGAATTAGGTGCAGCCGCCCAACAAAACATTATTGATACAGTAGGATTCATGGCAGTAATTAACGGCGGAACCATGGGTGATGAGTTTATGGAACAGTTTAACAGAGACGTAACTGGTACAGTATCTGATATCTCGTATGATCAATCAGCAGCAAATAATATGAACTCTGAATACTATGCAAAGCTACAAGCCATAGGGCCAGAAGTAGCAGCCACTTATCTTAAATTAGTTGAAGATACTTCAACCGGTAAAATTGTTGGCGAAAAGATGGCAGTTGATAGACAGAGAGAATTGTTGAATATGATTAGAAATGCAGACATAAAAATTGGTAGAGACCCAATGCTACAGGAAGCTAATAAGCTAATAGCACAGGCTCAACTTATTCCTAAATCATATTATAATGCAGACACTGATAATTTAATATCAAGTAGCTATTATCAGAGAATGATTGATAGTTCAGATAATTCAATTGATGTTATAGATAACTTCGCAGTTACATTTCAAAACATACAAGAATTAATTACACCAGGATTTGAAACTACTGGAAAGAGTTTTGAGTTTCTAGCAAAGGGCATATTAAAATTTGGTGGAGCAATCAGTAAATTTGTTGGACAAGATTCATCATTTAAAGCTGAACTAGAAAAAGAACAAAAAGAAAATAGACAAGCAGTATTAACAATGGTAACCGCAGGTAATGTTGACAGTTCGATACAACAGGTTATAATAAGGCTAGATGAGATAAAAGCACAGCAAGAGACATTAGCTGAGTTTGAAGAAAATCCATGGGAAGCAGGAGAAGATGGAGAAAAGGTGTATGGTGATTTAACTGAAATTGAACAAAGAAATATTGACTTTAAACAAGAACAAATGGAAGATGAGCTCCTTGAGCTCCAGAAGTTTAAAACAGGCTTACTAAAGAAGAAAGCAGAATTCAAACAAAAAGACAATGGGAATAGGGGACGTTAAATGGCTAAAAAGAATCAAATACCTTTACCAGACGGAACAGCAGTAGACTTACCTGCGTGGGCTAGCGAAACAACTCTAGTAGCAATGGCGCAACAGTTACAGCGTACAAATGTACTAACTGATACAATGCTAGGCGGAGTCAAAGAACTTAAACATTTCGATAAGAAAAGTTTGGAGGCAATTACTAAAACCATCAAGGGTGTTGACTCAAACGCAGTGGCAAATGCTGATCAAGCTAAAGATAAAAAGAACGTAATCGTAGGTGCAGCCGGAGCGGTCGCTAAGACAGCTAACTTCTTTGGTGATGCAGAAAAGCCGTTGTCAAGTATGGTCGGCGCAGTAAATGAGTTAGTAAACAAAGTAAAAGGACCCGGTGGCAAAGATGGTTTATCAAAATTAACTAAAACGTTTCCGGTATTTAATGGATTTATGAGTAAATTCGGCGGAGCATTAAATGTTGCTTCTGATGTTGTACTTGCACTTGCAGGTTGGAACGCTGCAAAGTTTGAACAGTTTGCAGAAGTACAGAAAAAGATGATTGATAGTGGTGCTATATTTTATAGCAGCGCCGGAGCATTTGACGAGTTATATTCTCAAAGTTTTAAAGCTGGTATAACATATAATGCATTCTCAGATACAATTCAAAACTTTGGTGGAACAATGACAGCACTGGGCGGAGACGTATCAATGGGTAGTAAACAATTTCTTGGCATGTTCAAGTCACTTTCGGATGCAACAAACAGCTTAGGCGACCTGGGTATGAAAAATACAGAGCTAATGAATTCGTATGCGGCATATATTGAAACTCAACGTTTGGGTGGTGTAATAAGCACTGGCGTAGCAAACCAAGGTGCTAATTTAGAAAAAGGTTTCCAAGACTTAGTTGTTGAAGCAACATCGATGGCTAGTTTAACTAGTTTAAACAGAGGCGACATATTGCAAAGACAAATGGCAGCAGTCAGCGATACGTTTGCAGCAGCCGGCTTACAGAATTTAAGAGAAGGTGGGATGCACAAACAAGCGGCCGTTGCAGAAAGTTTCTTACAGCAATTGTCTTTAATTAAGGACCAGGGACAAGGCTCAGAATATATGGAACGATTAGCTGAGGCAATGAATGTAAACATCAATCAGTTTTCTGGAGACATTTCTAGATTTGATATAAGAACTACTATGTCAGCTGAAGACAAAGGCGCATTTGAAAAGGTAATGAAAGAAGGATTCTTTGATCGCATTAATGACAAAATACGCACTGGAAATATGTCAGCAGAAGAAGCAAGTAACTTCTTGCTAAAAGAATTCCAACAAATGGATACAGACAGGTATGCCACAGCAGGTGCAGGAGCTAACACAATAATGGCAGGCGTTAATGCAATACAAAACAGTGGCATTCAAATTAAGAAGAACATGGGACAATACATAAATCTATCTGTTAAAGAGCTAGCCGCACTTGACAAAGAAACTAGACTTAAATTAGAACAAAGTGGAACTACAATAGAAGCTATGAACGATATGGCAAAGATATTTCTATCAGCACAAAACGCAATTACATTACCAATAAATAGATTATCAACTAGTTTAGAGGCTACATCAGAATGGTTTGCAAAGAACTCTGAAAAAGTAAAAAATGGTGCATTAAAATTGTTCGGAACCGCTACTATAGACGACGGTGGTCCATCAACAACTACAGAACCAGGTGAAATTGACTTTATACCAGCAGACGCAAAGATAGCAAGTGGAACCGGTAGTAGTAATGTTGAAGCTATATTAGACAATCCAGCTACATTGTCAAATGTTCAGGAGAAGGTAAGTCTAACTAACAGGTTGACACAGCGTAAGAAAGATGTTACAATACAAAGTGGAAGTCGAAATAAAGACTTCATTACGAAACAAATTAGGTTATTGGAAGAGCAAATTGCATATTTGAGCCAGGAAATTAAAGCAGATGAAGATAAAGCAATGGCTGAACTTGCAGAGAAGAAAAGAGGTCATCATTAAAGATGATAAACAGTATTAAGTTAAGTCATAAATATAACTATATAAAGGCAAGGTAAACTATGAGTTGGAAAAAACACTTTACAAGATATAATGTCAATGACGGCACTAGCGGATCGGCTAATACAAGTCGCTGGCAAAGTTGGCTTCCAGAAGTATATTCAGGACAGCCTAACAGAGTTGAACGCTATACACAATATGATCAAATGGATCAAGACAGTGAAATTAATGCGGCACTAGATACTATTGCTGAATTTAGTACACAGCTACATCCAGAATCAGCTATTCCTTTTGAAATTAAATATAAAACAGAACCTACAGATTCAGAAGTTGGTGCAATTGAAACTGCATTAAGACAGTGGGTTAGTATTAACGACTTTGAACGTAGAATATTTACTATGTTCAGATCATGTATTAAGTATGGAGATCAGTTTTTTATTAGAGATCCAGAAACATATAAACTTATATGGGTACAGCCAGGTGACGTTGCAAAAGCTATTGTAAACGAATCAGAAGGCAGAGAAATTGATCAGTACGTTATTAAGAACATTGCACTTAACTTAGAAATGCTAGTAGCAACAGATACAAAGAAACATGCAGACTCTACAGCCGTTAATCCAACTACCGGTTATACAGTGGGCAAAGGTAACAGTGGAGTTGTTAATGCTAATAACTCAAGTGGTGTTAATAACGAGTATGCAGTAGATGCTAAGAACGTTGTTCACGTTAGTTTATCAGATGGAATGAACAGTAACTGGCCTTTTGGTAACAGCATATTAGAATCAGTATTTAAAGTATACAAACAAAAAGAATTATTAGAAGATAGTATTATTATCTATCGTGTACAAAGAGCACCAGAAAGACGTGTGTTCTATATTGACGTAGGTAACATGCCAGCACACAAAGCAATGGGCTTTGTTGAAAGAGTTAAAAACGAAGTACACCAAACA